TTATGCTTTTGGTTTTACTCCTCCAAAAGGTAAAGAATATTTTACTGGAAAAGATTTAAAAAATATTGGTAAATCTGGAAAAGGACCATCAATGAGAATTGGTGCAGCAAAATTAGATGAAGAATATTTACCAAATGAGGTTCCTAAATCAGAAATATTTATAGATATATCAAAAGATTATAAAGGTATTGGTTTTAAAAAAAAATTTAACAAAGGTGGTATTTTACAGGTTGCTGGTAAATTAAAAAAAGCTTCAAAAGCTCATGCATCG